CATAGGTTTGTGTCGCGGCATAAGCTTTCGGCCTCATGGAATCTCTTCCATGTAGCTGATTCCTTTTCCGGCGATGGGTTACCATCGTCATACTTGGAAAACAGTTCTCTAATAAGAAGAGAGCCTCGAGCAGCCTCTAGAGTCGAAAGATCTAGAGGAGTTTGCCTCCCCAGTTCTCCAACAGGAGTAATTCCTGTTGAATTGGAGAGGAGCTCAAGGAACTTCTGGTTCGAGAAACCAAATCCAGCACCTTTGGCGCGTTTACGAGCCATTTTGGACTTCCTTTTAAGGAGGGTACAGAGGACAACCTATAACCCGCGTTTCCGTAGTATTACGGAGGTAGCAAGTTCTAGGATACGCATAAGAGCTTTCGCAACTATGCGCCACTTCTTCACAGACGGAGAATCCGACTTAGTAGAAGGGTTCAATGTTTTCCACGGATGACTTAACGGTTGCATTGCTAAAGAAATTAACAATGAAGGCCAATAAGTCCTTCCGCTCCTGGAGCGTGGAGTCCGGGTGAATGTTCAGGGTAACCTGAGCACTCGAGTACCGAACAACCTGATCGACACTGTTCACCGTAGCCACAGTCGGGTTCATCAAACCCGCCTGGAGTTTATTGGTGGTCCGCGACCCCGAAGGGGGCGCAACCTCATAAGAGATTGTGCGGAACCCAGCAGGAATCGAAGGGGATCGGTCTGCCCATTTCGCAGTGCTACCGTCAGTAGTGACGGGAGCAAACGAATGGGCCACCGGTGTGGTCTGTCCATCATTAATGGACAATGCAGCAATCGCTGGCATAGCGAAGATTACCTCTACAGTTAATGGATTAACGACGACCAAAGGCTCGCGCCAGTAAGGCGAGCCCGTTGGTCATGTGCCCTAGGCTCCGAGGGTCTTTAAACCTCGGGAAACCCATCGGAACACCAAAGGAAGGTGTTCTTCTGAGTTCCACTACACGCTGTGTCCCAACAAACGAATTCGTCCAGACGTACCGAGAGGAGCTATTATTCACACCAACGTCTAGCCACTTCGCTCTAACGAACGAAGACTTGCTTACGGTGATGTTAGTATAGCCTAACAGGGCATCGATTGAATCGAGCCAGTTTCCGATCGGTAACATCCAGTCGACTACGAATGAAAAGGGCACTAGCTCCCACCCGATTAAGAGTGGGTTCGTAATACCTAAGGATGATAACGAGCCCAAGAGCTCGTTACCAGGTAGGGCATCAATACGTACAAACGTAAGATCCTCCACCTGGCATGTTGAAAGAGAATTACCATTGGAAATATTCGACGTATTCGCCGAATAAGTCATCGGTTGCTCCTTCAACGCCTTTGCTGTGACTCTCCAGTCACTCAGCGGCTGCCTACTGAGGGCAGCTGCCGCACCGTAAACATCGGAGAGCAAAGGTTTCCAGCCGTACTGCAATTCCAACCACTTTTGAGGGATAGAATTCCCTCTGGGTCGTCGGTTAGCATCAGACACACGAAGTATTCGCATTGCTGCGCGTACGTCGCCGCGTTTAAGGGATTTAAACGCTGTGCCAATACGCCTGGCCGTATCACCGAGCAACCTAGCTGTGCGATTACGCTCAGCATAGGCTACACCCAGATTGACATCCGCTTGCTTCAGTTTGATCTTCGCAGCTATAATAGCTCGATCATCTAGTGAAGTATCGTGGAGATCATTCCAAGTGTTACCGCGAGCCGTCGAGAAGTGAGTGGTACTATTAAAAGGACCACCCCCTCCACCAACGACTCCCGTCCAAGTGGCCTTCACACCGGTGGTTTTATCCAACGAAGTGCAGACCCCTTGAGCTCTGGTGTAAGTTCTATAGCGCATGGTATACCCTGTAGGGTTTAACCAGCCAGTAGGTTTACGTCTACTGGAGGTACCAGTCGATGTCTCGGAGGCGAAGAATGCGTCATTGACCGTTTAGGGTGTATTAGACCCTAACGTATTAACGACGCGTCCAGCGCCTACGACTGACAAAGAAAATGGTGGCCTCGCCATGAGATAGAACTTCGAGTACTTTTGAGTCTGTCAAGACTCAGGGCTTCCATTGCAGGACCCCACTGGATTTAGTCCAGCTTCG